GACGCGATGGTCTTCTACTCGCTGACGTATAGTTACAGATTGTTCGAACAGTCGCAAGGAAGAATCGACCGACTCGACACCCCATACACGATTTTGTGGTACTACGTCTTCAAGAGCAACAGCATAATTGACAAGATGATCTGGGCTGCACTCAAGAAGAAGCAGAATTTCAGTGAAAATCGTCGAATTTGGGGCTAAAACCTGGGTTTCCGGGGGAAATTTGTGAAATTCGTTAAGAAACTTCCTAGAATTTCTGTACTTGTTACTACTATTGCATGTAATATATAGTAATAAGTCAGGTTTTACACAAAAGTTTCTTGCAAGTTTTCCCAAATTTCCCCCGGCCCCCGATTGGAGCAAAATGAGGCAGAGCATCGCTTACCTTGGTTTCCCGGCATATTATGTCACGGAAGAGGGTGAGGTGTGCAACGATTGGTCTGGCCGTCCGGTCAAGCCGTCCGTCGCTATCGATGGGCAGTGGAAGGTCAACCTCAAGAATGACAACCAGCAGTTCGTAACTGTGTTGGTAGCTCGGCTTATTGCTGAAGTCTATGTCGAGAATCCTCACCCTCGGTGTGACACGATCATGTTCCTCGACGGAGACAAGTCCAACCCACGAGCTCGCAATCTTGCCTGGCGTACGCGCCCGTACTGCAACGACTACTACAAGATGTTCAGGGATTCATATCGTAACCCAATCTCTGCGCCTATCGTGTGCGTCGAGGACGGCCTCACCTGGTTTGACCCGAAAGATGCAGCCATGCACTATGGGCTTACCACTCGGGCTATCCTCGAGAGTGTGTGGGAAGACGGTAAGATTTGGGCCTGGCCTCTCTACAAACATTTCCGATGGCTCGAATAATAGTAATAAGGGGGCACGCAAACATAGGGTATAATGAAGGAAGGGTGTGTAATCATCCTGTATCATTTTTGGAAGGAGGCTCCCCATGGTGCTGGAACGAGACTACCAGCAGTATCTAATCCGTGTGCTTAAGGAGCTCTTTCCTGGATGTGTCGTGCTCAAGAATGATGCTGAGTACATGCAGGGATTCCCCGACCTTCTTATCCTCTATGGGAACAAGTGGGCCGCGCTTGAAGTCAAGGCTTCGCGCAAAGCTGCACAGCAGCCGAATCAAGCCTACTACGTAGAGCAGCTGGACTTCATGTCTTTCGCTGCTTTCATCTACCCAGAGAATGAGGAGGAAGTACTAGATGCGCTTCAACTCGCATTCAAGTCTCGCAGGTCTTCACGCCTTCCTAGGCGCTAGCAAGTACCATTGGATCAACTACTCTGATGAGAAGCTAGACAAGACCTATGTTGCTGCACTAGCTGCACAGCGAGGAACCGAACTGCACGCATTCGCAGCCGAGGCTATCCGACTCGGTATCAAGCTCCCGGGTAACAACAAAACTCTGAACCGATATGTCAACGACGCCATCGGGTATCGTATGCAGCCGGAACAGATTTTGTACTACTCGGAGAACTGCTTTGGCACTACAGATGCTATTGGTTTTCGGCGTAACAGTCTTCGCATCCATGACCTGAAGACGGGTGTCACTCAGACTTCCCATCACCAGCTTGAGGTATATGCTGCTCTCTTCTGTCTTGAGTACGGCTTTAAGCCATTTGATATTGACATTGAGCTTCGCATTTACCAGAACGACGAGATTGGTGTTTGGGAGGGAGATTCAGACCAGATCACGCACATCATGGACAAGATCGTTACGTTCGACAAGCGTATTACCGCTATTCGAAACGAGGCGTTGTGATGATTATCGATGAAGATACTCTCGCACACTATGGAACGCCCCGTCACTCGGGTCGGTACCCATGGGGTTCGGGTGGTAATGAGGACACTCGGAACCGTGACTTCCTTGGTTGGGTAGACAGCCTTAAGGCCAAGGGCATGACCGAGAAGCAGATCATGGACTCCATCGGCATGAAGTCGACTGAGTTCCGTGCTCGTAAGTCTATCGCTATCCAGGAGAAGCGTGCTGCTGAGTCAGCTATGGCTGTGCGTCTTCGTAGTAAGGGTATGTCTCTCGCTGCTATCGCTGAGCGTATGGACAAGCCTGGCGAGTCTTCGGTCCGTGCTCTGCTTAAGGCTGCTGAGAATGACAAGACTAACGTGCTTGCCAACACGGTTAATATTCTTCGTGAGCAGGCAGACAACAATCTTGCCATTCAGATTGGTAGTGGTGTAGAGCATTACGTCGGAGTTACCCGTACCATGTTCAACACTGCCGTCGCATATCTGGCTGATGAAGGCTACATGGTTCGCTGGGTTCAGACTCCTCAGCTTGGTACTCGTTACCAGACCAACGTCAAGGTTCTGGCTAAGCCTGGTAGTAGCTTTGCTGAGATCTCAAAAAACTATGGCGACATCGCACTGATCAACACATATTCTCAGGATGGTGGGCGCTCGTTCACTAAGATCCAGCCCCCACTAAACATCAGCTCGTCTCGTGTTAAGATCATCTACGCTGAAGATGGCGGATCTGACATGGATGGTGTGATGTTCGTTCGTCCTGGAGTTAAGGATATTTCTCTTGGTCATGCTCGCTATGCTCAGGTACGAGTTGCTGTCGACGGAACTCATTACCTTAAGGGTATGGCGATCTACAAGGACGACCTGCCTCCTGGTGTAGACATTGCGTTCAACACGAACAAGTCTGACACTGGGAACAAGCACGACGCTATGAAGAAGATGGAAGTCATCAAGGGCACTGACAAGATTGATGTGGACAACCCATTCGGTACCAACATTCGTCGTCAGCTGCTTGAGAAGGATGATAAGGGTAACGACCGAGTCACCTCCGCAATGAATATTCTCAATGAGGAAGGCGCTTGGGATAAGTGGAGTGCTAAGCTCTCATCCCAGATGTTGTCTAAGCAGTCTCCTAAGTTTGCTAAGCAGCAGCTTGATCTTCTTTATGAGCGTCGTAAGCAGGAGCTTGACGAGATCAATCAGCTCACCAACCCTGTTATTAAGCGTAAGCTTCTCGAGAGTCATGCGTCGTCCATCGACAAGGACGCTAACAAGCTTTACGCTGCTGGCATTGGTCGCACTGCGCAGAAAGTTATTCTGCCCATGACCACACTCAAGGACACTGAAGTCTATGCGCCTACCTTTAGAGATGGTGAGCGTGTAGTTCTTGTTAGGCACCCACATGGTGGACCGTTCGAGATTCCTGAGCTGACTGTCAACAACAAGAATCGTGAAGGTCGTGCCAACCTTGGTGATGTAAGCGATGCTATTGGCATTAACCCCAAGGTAGCGCAGAAGCTGTCTGGTGCTGACTTCGATGGCGACACTGTGTTGATCATCCCTAACGCTAAGGGTGAAATTCGTAGTGCACCGTCTCTGCAGAAGCTTAAGGATTTCGATCCTAAGACTGAGTACAAGGGTTACCCTGGAATGAAAGTTCTTGAGGGTGACGCTAAGCAGAATGAGATGGGTAGAGTTTCGAACCTCATCACAGACATGACAATCAAGCGTGCTTCTCAGGATGAGATTGCCCGTGCTGTGCGTCACTCGATGGTTGTTATTGATGCTGAAAAGCACAAGCTCAACTGGAAGCAGTCTGAGATCGACAACGGAATCGTATCGCTCAAGAAGAAGTATCAGGGTGTTGCTGCTAATGGCCAGCCTGCTGGTGCATCAACCCTTATCTCTAGGGCAGGCTCAGACATTCGTGTTCCTGAGCGAGTTCAGAATAGGCCCTTCACCGTAGACAAGTCTACTGGACGCCTGATTCCTAACGAAACAGGTTCTACCTATGTAGACAAGAACGGCAAGATCGTTCGCCGTATGCAGGTTTCTAAGAAGCTGGCAGAAACACACGATGCGCATACCCTTTCTTCAGGTACCCACATCGAGAAGATCTATGCTGACCATGCCAATAGAATGAAGGACCTTGCTGATAGTGCACGTCTCATTAGGGAGAACACTAAGAACATCCCCTATGATTCCAATGCAAACAAGGTGTACGCATCAGAAGTTAAACAGCTTGTTGCTGCATTGAACGTAGCACAGAAGAACGCCCCCCTTGAAAGACAAGCCCAGCTCATGGGAAACGCGGTCGTCCAGTCAACAAGGCGTGCTAATCCTAACATGTCTAAGGATGATGTTCAGGACTTGAAGATTAGAGCTTTGAATGATGCCCGCGCCTCACTTGGTGTGCGTAAAGAAGTGATCACTATCACACCTAAACAATGGGAAGCCATTCAGGCAGGTGCTGTTAGTAACAATAGATTGACCCAGATCATTGACAATGCAGACCTCGAGCAGATTAAGAACTATGCTACACCTAGAACTAATGTTCTTATGACTTCTGTTAAGGTAGCTCGTGCTGAGGCTATGCTTTCTCAGGGCTACACACAGGCAGAGGTTGCTGCACAGTTGGGTGTCTCATTGACTACTCTCAAGAACTCTTTGGTGTAGCCATGACTAAGTACATGCTAACTACAGTAGACAATCCTTTTGATCCCTCCACTCAGTTCGATGATTGGTATGACTTTGATACCCGTCTCGGCTACAACACAGTGAATCTTCTTTCAAGATTTACTTTGGATAGTGAAGAACTGAATGATGAGCTAAGATCTCTAGCTATTCAGAATGCTATTGATGAAGTAGTTAGACTCAATCCAACAGGTATGCATCGAAAGATTCCATACATTGAGAAGAATGAAGTAGTCTAACAATTACTGAAACAAATAGTTTACGCGTGTGTCGTGTGTGTTTCACATGAAACGTTGTGAATAGTTTTAGAGAAAAGTTACAACTAAATACTCCACGTCTCACCGTCCCTCAGGCTGTGGAGCTCTGTAGCGGGAACAGAAAAACTTTGATAGGGGGAGGGGGGTCCCGCAAATATACCC